TTATTCTTCATTTGCATCAGAATACTTTTTTACACTTGTATATAATCCTGTTGCCGATAAACCATAAGTTATTCCGATTAGCACGCCGTTTGTGTTTATACCATTTACTGTAACTCCAAGTATGCCACCAATCAAAACTGAGATTAGTGGTATATATTTTGTGTTCACAACCTCTGCTCTTTTGATTACTTCCAATAAGCCTATGATTAACGGTACCATTAAAATATTAGTTGTGTCGTTCATTATTTTTTCCTCACTAAAAACTTGCTTCTATCCTTGTTGAAATCTTCTGCCTTATCAGTTGCTTTTACGTGATAAGTCGCATATCCAGTCAAGCCATAACTCTTACCCTCAATCTTGCCTAAATGGTCACAGCCTACTGCAATTATTGTATCGCCTGATTTAACCATTCTACCAAAATCAAAATTAAATGCCGCTGGTGCAAGTAGTGCTTTATGCTCTTGTGCTATAATATATGCTTTTTGATATTCATCATCTAAATAAGTTACTACAGTGTTTTTAACACTATCTTTTTGTTCCTTTGTCAATTCCAACTTTGCCACTCCTTTCACTTTTGTTTGAGGTCTGCTCATCTTTTTTAATCCGTAAAATTGTGCTATTGTGTCTGCTGTTGCTTGTGCTATTTCTTTTCGTTTTTCTACATACAACTTGCAATCTTGCATATTTGTGTGGAATACGTGCTCAATAAGCATACCTAGTTTCGCTTTATTTGAGTACAATACACCATAGTAATTTGAGCCACCAGGTGATGTCGGTTGTACATAAAATCGTTCTGGATTTCTAGTTCTCCATCTAACACCACGATTTTTTGTGCCGATAGCTTTTGAGATATTGTTGCATAAATTCTTCATCAATGTTGGACTGTTTGCATTGATATCTCCGTAAATTTCAATACCTCGAACACTTGAACTTGCCGCATTACTGTGCAAGGATATGAATAAATCATATCCTTTTGCCTTGTTTCCACGTGCTGACAATGACGGATTGTCGGTGATACTATTTCTTGTAGTTCCAACGTAAAATCCGTATTTTTCAAGTTCACGTTTGAGTACTAATGAATATTTATAGTTGTTGTCGCCCTCATTTCCGATTACTGAGCCACGGTTAAAATTGCGACCTGCACCGTGACCAGCGTCTAGCATTATCTTAATCACAATCTACACCTCCTACTTCAAAAATGGGAACACATACAAAAGTATTGCTCCCACTCCTATTCCTATTACAGTTTTAACTACATAATTTTTTAAATCTTTTATTTCTTCCAGTTGCTTTTTTCTCTCTTCATCTTTTGAATTGTAGATATCATCAAGCTTTGATGATAGCACATTGAAATTAGATTCCGTTTGTTTTTCTATATTGTCTAGTCCTTTTTTCATATACTCATAGTCCTTTTGCATCAACTGAATTGAATAATCTTGCCTTGATAACTCAGATTGCAATTCATTTATTTTGCTACTATTTTCTGTAATTAAACATCTTAAATCTTCCATCTGTCCTCCTTGTCTATATGCTATTTATACGTTTATTATCAAGTTTGGTTTATCCATAGTGCTGTAGATTGAAGCTACATATTTTACATAGCTTCTATTTCCAAATATTATCTCGCATTCTCTATCAAACAAGAATACATCTTTGTCTTTGATGTTGTATATTCCTACGCCTATAACTTTCAATGTATATTCAATTCTAGGTGCGTTTGTAGAAAATCTATATGCTTTATTAGGTTTTATTGCACTACTATTATTCACAACTGTTTTGTAAAAGAAATTAGGCTCACTCTCAACAACGAGTTCATCTTCTTTTTGCCAAATAATATTATCTCCTTTACAAACTTTCATTATTTGTGTTTCACCAAACTTTATGTCTTTTGTGTCTTTGCCTATCTTAATCATAAGCAATCACAATAGGGTACTACATAACTTGTACTACCCCCCCTAGTAAATGTCTAAATTTCAACGTTTTTGCTCCTTTATGCTTTATATTTAATAGTTAACTTTGTTCCAGCTTCTATATAACCACCTGTGTTTAAATAGTGGCTTAGCGAGTAATCAAAATTCACAAAAGGTAAATCTACTTTTATACCCTCAGTAATTTCTCCGTAACTTCCAAATTTAATTGACACAATTTGTTTGTTACCCAATTTCTTTTGAACTGTATCGGGCAACAATATAATTCTTGCATTTGGAGAAATTTTGCTATCTGTAATCCATTCTATAATGGAATTCTCCCAAATTAGGTAATCACCTTTCATAACTTTTTTATATCCTTGAGGTTTTATTGTTGTGCTTCCTAATTTAATCATATCCTACTCCGTTATAAAGTAAATTGTATTATCATCTTTGTAATAAATGTTGTCATATTGGTACTGTGTTCCAGTCCAGAATGATAGACTGCCGCCATTCTTGTTTGATATTTTATCCGTTGATAGATTGTTCACTTTAGATTGTAAACTCGATAAATCACTGGCACTAGCTTTGTTGTCAAGAGTGTATCGCAAGTTGTTTATATCACTTATATCATGTTTGTGACTTGTACTTGCCTTTCTATCTAGTGTGTATTGCAAGTCGCTTACGTCACTTATACTGTGCTTATGACTTGTACTAGCTTTTGAATTTAATGTGTTTTGTAAATACGATATATCACTGATATTGTGAGTGTGACTTGTACTTGCTTTTTTATCAAGCGTATCTTGCAAATTAGACACATCACTAATACTATGTCTATGATTTGTACTTGCTTTGCTATTTAATGTAGTTTGTAAGTCCGATACATCACTTATGCTGTGAGTATGTCCTATATCCGATTTACCATCAACCTTTTTTTGCAAATTAGCTAAATCACTTGTACTTGCTTTTGATTTCAATGTAGTTTGTACACTAGATAAATCACTGCTACTAGCTTTTTTGTCAAGTGTATCTTTCAATCCCTCAACATCTGATATAGTATGCGTGTGATTTTTGCTCGCTTTATTTTCAAGTGCTGTAGATATTGTTGATATACTACTTGAGTTTGCATTTGCTATTTTTTTCGTGATGTCTATTTCTGTTGTGTTTGCGTTGATTTTTGAGTTTGTTTCACTAAACATAGAATTTACGTCATTAAGAGTATGGGCGTATGCTTCATTCAACCCACTGACATTTTCATCAACATATTTTTTGTCAGCTTTAAGTTTTAATTCCTCGTCAAAGGCTGTGTTGAGTTGACTGAGCGTTTCATTGACCCCGTTAACACTATCGTCAACAGTCTTCTTGGATGCAGCAACCGTCTCACCATCTACATCAATTCTCACAATACCTGCAACCGTACTTGTTGCCGTCGGGATTACTCCTTGCATCGTTTTGTCCCAACCCTCAAACTTTCCTGCTCGTTCCGTTTCAGCACTTGCCCTAAGTTTCTCTGCCTCTACACGTGCGTTTTCTTGTTCTTGACGTGTATTTTCATTTGATTGACGTGCTTTTTCGTTTGCTTGTCGTTCTGATTCGTTAGATTGTCTAGTTTTTTCAGATTTTTCTCTATTTGTCTCAGCGTTATATCTTTCTGTTTCTTCATCTTCCCTTGATTCTTCATTTGATTGACGTGTTTTTTCTTGTGAGTTTCTTGTATCCTCTGATTGCTTTCTTGTGTTTTCTTGCGACTGTCTTAGTTTTTCTGCATCTACTCTTTGTTGTTCTTGTGTTTGTCTAGTGCTTTCTTGTGATTGTCTTTGTTGTTCGTTTTTGTTGTATGTTGCATCATTTTCAGCACGTGTCTTTTCTGCACTTATTCTTTTGTTTTCGTTCTCAATTCTGATTTTTTCTGCAGAGTCCCTTTTCGTTTCTGCATTATCTCTATTAGTTTCAGCAGTTATTCTTTTCTGTTCCTCTGATTTTCTTGTGCTTTCTTCTGCTTGTCTTTGTTGTTCATTTGATTGACGAGTGCTTTCGTTTGATTGTCGTGCATTTTCACTCGATTGACGTGTGATTTCTAGTTGTTGTCGTACCTCTTCTTGATTTGACCTTATTTGTTCAGCACTTACTCTCTTTTTCTCAGCTTCTATACGTGCATTTTCTGTAGTCAACACGTCTTTCAGCTCATCACGAAACTGACCCACTTCTGTTTTCGTTTTATTAAGATCACTTTCAATTGATTCTTGTCGTATCAAACTTTCATCAAATTTCTTTTGTTGTTTTTCAGCTATTGCAAGTGCATCTTGCAGTTTCCCAAAGTCAACCACTAAATCTTTGCCCACATTTCCACCATTTGCGATAGATGTATATACGTCTACTTCCTTGATGCGTGATTGTATCAGTGCGTTTGTACCTTCAAAAAGTGCAAGTTGTAGTTGTAGTTTTCCAGACTTACTTGCCATATCAGTCGATATATACACTTTGTAGAAATCGCCGTCAATTACACCTTTCGTGAAAAATGACTTATTGGGATAATTTGAGTTTACCCCGTATAGTCGCATTTCATATTGACTTGATGCTTTGATTATTTCGCCGTTGTTTGTTGACACTAAAACTTTAAAACCTCTTGTTTTTGTGTCACCTTGCACGATTGTAATGTCTTGCAAATCGTTGCTATCAAAATCAAGTACTAAATCTTTTAGTCCTATCTCGTTGAAGTTCATAGATTACACCTCTTGATTTGTTTCTTCTTTGTGTTCAAGTGATTTTAAGTATTCTACATAAGCAATAACTCTTTTTCTGAAGTTCAACCTATTCCCAATTTGCTCAATCTTGACTTCTCCTGATATCACTTTTTCAGCAAGCATTTTGACTAATACCGATTTTTCTTTCATAGATAAGCTCCTTTCTATGCGTGTGTTTCAGTTGTTTCTGCTTCTTCATTCGTAAACATCAACAACAGCTCCGTCACTTGCTTTTCAAGTGCAGTTATTCTTTCGTCTTTTTCTTTGATTTGTTTTTCAAGTTCACTCTTGACTTCCGTTACTGCAATACTGCCTTTCCCCTCATCTTCTTCTGTCAACACTTTTGCCAATTCTTCTAATACAAGCAAGTGTGCTGTTTGATTGAAGAATGCCTCTTGACCTTTTTGTACATCTGTTGCGATGCTTCCACTTAAAAAGACCTTTCTGTCTCCTGATTCTAATTCAAATCCAATTCCTAGTTCGTTTCCTGGTCTGAAGTTCGTTCCATTGATTCTTACGTTTAAATTTTGTTTCATTTGTTTTTCCTTTCTTTTATTCCCAATGTAATGCTCCACCGTCATCAAAATGAATAGTTTTGCCACTTACTGTTATTCTGCCACAATTCATAATGGTGCAGCTCATAGATCCATTTGAACTTATTGTTCCAGAAGCTTCAATGTTGCCATAACAACCAAGTGCCCCATTAACAATAAAGTTTGTGTTGCAGTCGACTCCTTGTTTTGTACCTCTTAACTTTCTGTATCCTGCACTATCCAAATACAAGCCACCTGAATTCAGTTCATAGAAATATCCTGCACCAGTTGCAGCGATTGTTCCGTTGACTGTGACCTCACCACGACCACCTGTATCTCTGATTGTTACATAGCTTGAATTTGCTCCGAAGTTTACAGAACTACCGTTGAATTGTGCCGTTCCTCCATAACCATTAACCCCGCAACTGAATCCATTTCCACTGAATTGTCCAGTTGTGATGTTACTTGCATTCAGATGTGTAACATTGATATAATCTGCATCAATCGTCCCACCGTGGATTTTACTTGCACTCAGACTGCTGATTTTCGCACTATCAATCGAAGCGTCTTTGATTTTTGCACTTGTAATTGCTGCGTCTGCAATCTTTGCGTTAGTTATTTCTCCATCTTCGATTTTTGTTCTATCAATCGCAGCGTAAGCAATCTTTGCATTAGTTATTTCTCCGTCCTCAATCTTTGTCCTGTCAATTGCAGCGTTTGCTATCTTCGCATTTGTTATAGCACCATTCTCTATTTTTGCGTTATCTATTGCACTGTTTGCAATCTTTGCGTTCGTTATCGCACCATTGTCAATCTTTGCATTTGTTATCGCTGCATTTTGTATGTGTACTCCTCTTATTGCGTTTGACTTTATTTTGTCGCCATCAATAGCGTTATCTTGTATCTTTGAATTGCTTATAGCTTTGTAGCCTATCTTGTCATTCGTGATTGCACCATCTTTGATTTTTCCCTCAGATACTGTGCCACTTATGATTTTGTCGCCGTCAATTTCATCAATCGCAGCTCCTTCTACAATGCTTCTTCCGTCAATTGACTTGATAATGCCTCCGAAATTGAATTCGCCTGTATCCAGATTTAGAAAACTTTTTGCGTTTTTGTCTTGCAGAATTCCTGTTCTTACAAGATTAGCGTTGAGTGTTCCTGAATTTATTACGTCTGCAACTATTCCCTCTCCAGTCGCCCAGGTAGTCCAATCAAACGTTCCGTCTGCACGTTTTCGATTTGATATAGCGACCTTACCTGCACCTATCCAAATCCCTTTTGTTGGATTCTTGTCGATTGGTCTGTTGAATGTGTACAGACCTGGAGCAAGGTTATACTTGTTACCACGCTTTAAATCGTATTTGTAGGCATCATCATCAAACATCGACTTTTCTAGTTCATTTCTCATTTGCCCTAGGTTAATTGTCATTGATGTTTGTACTTCATCTTTCAGATTATCAATCTTCGACTCAATCAACTTCCCATAATCGACTTTTGCAATACTCAAATTATCGCCAAGTGTAACCTCTGAATTCTCCCTAGTTATCAGATTTCTTTTAATCTTGAAAACTCTTGAGCGATACTGCACATCGATATCTTTTCTAATTATGATTATAGAATCGCCAAGCTCAACTTCTCCGCTATCTCCAATCGTTGTTGATAGCTGCACTTTTGGTCTACAATTTTCAACCAATGTTTCATACGCTTTTTGGATTAGTATGTTAGGGTCTTCGATTTCATCAAACACAACAATCTTATATCGTGCTTTTCCGTCTGAGAATCCGTGCTGTAGTGTCATTTCAGGAATTTCCAGGTAGTCTTTTCCTTTCGCTTTATTGAGTGGATTTCCATTTGATTTGCTCCATTCAATATCTGTTATCTGTATTCTTCTGCCAAAACCGCCTGTAGCGTTTCCGTCTTCGTCGTATTTTTCCTCGCCCTTGCCTCGTGGAACAATTGCCGTGAATACATTTTGTCTATCTATTTCCTTGTCTACATTTATTGCTTTATGTCCGTAAACATATCTATTATGAGTTACTTTCCCTCTTTTTTCGTAAACGTCAACATATCTTTTTGTGATTTTGTTTTCCGAAAATACCAGTCTGAAACCAAGCTCAACCTGAAAACTTTCGATAAGTTTTGTCAATGCCTCAGCTCTAGTGTTATCGTATAGCATCAAATTAGCGTTTTTATTTGTCAGTACTTTTCCTATTTCCCATCTGCTGCCATTAAGCACCTTGCCTAAAGCAGTCGATACCGATACATTTGTCAGCCTTTCTTCTCTGATATATCCGTAAAACATCATTTCATCATATACAACGTGTACAGCAGTTATTGATATTCCCTCTTCTGCGGTTTTTATACTTACGATTTTATACAGTTGAAACGCTGTGTCGTCTGCTTGGTCTTTATGTCCGATGTAGATTGCATCTTTTAGCTTTTCAAACATATCCATTTCCACGACAACGTCCAGTGTCATCGTCTCTTATAATCCCTCTGTTTGTTCCGCCGATATTACGCTGTTTTTGTATATTGTGTCTATTAGTTTTTCGCTTGCATCGAATAGATAAAACATCTACAGCACCTTCTCCCTGAAATACACCTCAGTATTTTTGTACGAATTTGAATATAGTTCGTCTTTGTAATTTACTGCAAAGTCCTCAAAATCAGAAAATATAACTAATTTATCTATCAAATTTTTACCGCTTGTATCTCTTACGTCTCCGTTTTTTATATCAAGTATGACGTCAATAACCTCATGATTTGGATTATTAATCTTGATAAATGTTCCAGAAGTGATATTTTTAATCATCAAATTATCCATATCTTTAGAAATAAAAGACCTTATTTCCTCTACGTCTGATTCATATTTTCCGATATAATTAAATTCTTTTTGCGTTCTTGGCTCAATAATAAATTTTTTTAACGTCTTTCTGTACTTATATGGGTCTATACATTCGTACGTAAAATTTGATATGAAGCTAAATTTATTGGCTTCTAACTCGTTAAAATTTGATAAAGTGCCGACATAATAAAAATCTCCATCGTCACTAAAAGAAATCTGCACCTGCTCACGATTTGCGTAGTATATCAAATCGTTAAATCGTCTCAGTATTTCCTGCTCAGTCTGACACTCCATCAAATATTCAATCGTTAGTGTTCTAGACGGCAAGGAAGAAAAACCAAACTTGTTAGTCTGAACGGCTTTTCTTCTACCTCTGATTGACGTTTTGTTGTTAATTTTGCTTATCTGATAATTAGTAGAACTTATGTTTCGCCCGATAACCTCTCTGCCATAAACATTTAAAGTTGAATATCCAGGAACAACTCTATCCAAATTAGTTCCATCAATAAAAACGTCAATTATGTTTTCTCTTTCAAGTGCCGTTTCGTTGATATCTACAAACTTATATATTTTTTTCACACAATCACCTATATCCTATACTCACTCAGTCTAATTACTTCATCTTGTCTTTGTGTTATGTCGTCCACAAACGCCTTAAAAGTCTTGTCAAACATCTTGAATGTAATTTCTACTGGCTGTTTTGCTGTTGTGTCACTTTTTAATGTATGCGTAAAATTAGCATTTCCCGACACATCGCCAAAACTACTATTGAACTCACTAGACGACTTATTAAAAGTGCTAATCATATCATCTGCCATACTCTCAACTGCTTGTAACGGCTTTTTGCTTGTGTTTTCAATACCTATCGCAGCTCCCAGCATTGTATTAATACCTATATCTTTAAATACTCTAGATGGTGAGTGAATACCTAAAAGCCTTTTAGCTCCGTTGATTGCGTTGCTTACAGCACCAGTAACGGCTGATATTAATCTATGAGCTGCTCTTTTAACGCCGTTCACAAAACCACTAATTAAGTTAGAACCAACAGACGCCGCACTTGAAATAAATCTTTTCGCACTGTTTACCGCGTTTTGAAATGCTTGACCTACAGTTCTTGGAAGTTGCGTAATCCTAGTTTTTACTGTACTCAACATATTTGATATAGCGTTTATTACATTGCTTTTCATTTCGTTGAATTTGTTTACAGCCGATGTCTTCGCATTTTGTACTGCATTTACAATAGTTGTTTTTATGTTGTTAAAAATATTTGATGCAGCAGTTTTTATGCTATTCCAGATTTGAGATACATGACTTTTAAAAGTTTCCCATAACTGCTTTCCGATTTTTACAGCTATCTCAATTAAGTTTTTAATAACTTGTTTTATACCTTCCCAAATTTGAGATGCAGCCTGCTTTATTTTCTCCCAAATTTGTTTCAACGAACTTTTAGCTCCTTCCCAATCTCCAGTTAGCATTTGCAAGAGAATTAATATTGGAGAAATAATTGCTATTTTTATCATCTCCCATACACCTTTTGCGATGCTTTTTATGCCGTCCCAAATTCCTTTTAGATTGTCCTTGACTGAATTCCACATGTTCATGATCCATTCCTTGAATCCGTTCCAGACTTCTTTTACACTATCCCAGATGTTAGTTGCACCTGACTTGATAGCTTCCCATAGATTTGAGAAGAACTCTTTCATTGTTTCCCATGCGTTTTTTACCCAATCAGTGAACGCCTGCCATTTATCTTTTACTGCTTCCCATAAATTCGACGCAGTTTCTTTTATAGCTTGCCAAGTCGCTGAGAAAAACTCTTTTATAGCGTTCCAAATATTTATCACAGCATTTCTAAAATCTTCGTTGGTATTCCATAAATACACGATTATCCCGACAACCGCCGCAATCGCCACAACAACTAATCCTACAGGCGACGTTAAGAATCCGAACGCCTTACCTAAAATTTCAAGTCCACCTTTTAAATTTCCAACAAAATTAAAAATATCCGTTAAGTGTTTCAAAAATCCACCAAGCACAAACACCACAGGACCAATCGCTGCTGCAAATATACCGAGTTTCACAATCATATCTTGTGTTGCAGGGTCTAATTGATTAAACCAGTCTACCCATTCTTTTATTTTTTGAACAACGTCACGAATAAAAGGTCTCAACCTTTCACCAATCGCTATCGCCGCTCCCTCAATCGCAGATTTCAGTAATACCAAATCGCCTTGTAAATTGTCGTTCATAATTTTTGCCATCTCATCAGCAGATCCACTCGAATTTTTTATAGCAGTTGTCAATTTGTTGTAATCTTCCTCACTAGCGTTGATAATTCCAAGCATTCCACTCATCGCACGTTGTCCGAATATCATACTAGCTATTTCTGCTTGTTGTGAGCCATCTAGTCCTTTGAAACTATCTCTTAAAATATCAATTGTTTCATGCAGTGATTTTCCTCTAAAATCATCAGCACTCAATCCGATTAGTTCAAGTCCTTTGTTTACTTCTTTTGTTGGCTTCACTAACCTTGTGAACGCAGACCTTAATGCTGTACCAGCTTGTGAGCCTTTAATTCCTGCATTTGCCATCAATCCAACTGCGACCGCCGTGTCTTCAATTGAATATCCTAACGCTCCCGCAACTGGAGCAGCGTATTTGAATGTTTCACCCATCAATCCAACATTAGTGTTTGAGTTAGTCGCAGCAGCTGCCAATACATCACTAAACCTCGCCGCGTCCGTAGCTTTCATTCCAAACGCCGTTAGTGAATCCGTTACAATGTCTGATACAGTACCTAAATTTTCACCACTCGCAGCCGCAAGGTTCATAATTGGTGGAAGTCCTGCAATCATTTGGTCAGTCTTCCAACCTGCCATACCCATATATTTTAGTGCTTCCGCAGAATCTATCGCCGTAAATTTTGTAGTTGCTCCCATTTTTTTTGCTATATCTTCAAGCTTTTTAAAATCTCCACCAGTCGCACCTGATATCGCCTTAACTTTACTCATAGCTGCTTCAAATTCTGATGCCGTTTTAACACTTTTAATGCCGATTCCCACAAGTGGAGCAGTAACTCCCAATGTCAATGCTTTTCCGATTCCTTGGAGTGATTCTCCCATCATCTGACTGTTGCTAACTGTTAAGCCTTTTAATTTGTTTGTCTCGCCGTATACTTGTTTCAGTGCGTTTTGATATTTTGATATATTTGCAGATATAACTGCTACAACGCTAAAACTATCCATCTTCCACCTCCTTATCTGTTATTTAATTCTGCGATTTTAGACAATGCTTTTCTGTTAAATCTTTCTGTCTTATCGCTTTTATTACCTTTTAAATCATTCAATGTTTGTTCATAATCGAATAAATCTTTAAATTCAGTAACCACGTACCTACCATTCTTTCTCGTTAAATTCACTTGTCTATTTTGCCAAGCCGCAAACGATTCAAGGTACATACAATCCACAATGTTTTTTCTATGAGCCTCAACTAAAACTTCCAGTTCCCTTGGTCTTGTGTCTTCAATCTCCCTGATACTCATAGATGGATACATTCTTTTAATCTCGATTATTATTTCTTTGTACGTTTTTTGTTCGCTTGTTCTTCCGTGACGTTTTCTATTCTCTTCGTCAAGTCCGACACCGCCTTTCGCGTAAGAGGTTGCTTTTTTAGCTCATCAATTAATTCCTCGCATAACTCATCTAGTTTGTCGTCCTCTGCGACTTTTACGATGTAGTCTTCTATTACATCGTCTTTTACGTCTTTGTTGATTAAACACGCTTTTATGGCGTTAAAAATGCCGACAACATTTTTCATCGCTATTTGTTGATAGACCATACCAACGCCAAATCCAAACTTAACTCCACTTGCTTCTACATAATACTCACGATCCAAATAATCTATTCCTGCAATACTGAAATACAAGCTATAATCTTTATTGTTTAACGTAATTACCATTAATTTCTCCTTTTACTTTAAAAAAATAAGGATAAGCAATATTGCCTATCCTCTTATTCTGCCTTTTTTGTTGTGTCTTCAAACGCGTATGCAACAGCTTCCAGTTGCTCATTAGTAAATGTTGCTTCGCCTTTTTGTCTTGTGAAATCAGTCTTAAAACTACCGCTAATTTCAAGCAAATCATCATTACCGCTTTTCGCTGTGATTTCGTTTAGTGTACCTTGACGATAAACCGCAGGATATTTTTGTTTCTTCTTAAAACTTCCATCTTCGTCTGTCAAGTTTAATTCCCACAACTCCATTTTTTCGCCTGTTTGCATAGCTTCTTCCAAATATTCGTATATCGAATCTTTGTTATCCACAAACGTTGTGAATGATATTTCTTCTTCTGTTGATGAAGATGTGTTAATAGTTGCGAATTTTGTCTTTGAACTATCGCTATCAGCCGATAATTTAACTTCATGTTCTGTTTCATATATCATTAATTTTGCGTTTTCTTCTTTTTGTTTTGATAATTTTCTCCACAATAAAACGACGTCTTTACCTTTTACTGCTCCCATTTATTCCTCCTATAAAAAGCTAAAATCTAACTCCAATATTCCGTGTAATAGTAATTTCTCTGTTGAAATATCTCCCATAACTTGAATATGAGAATCTTTTAAAGAAAATCTATATCCGTTTTCTTTTTTTGTCTCTTTGATACGTTGCAGACACTTGTTTATCAGCTCTAAAAAGCTGCCTCTTTTAGTGTATTCATCACTATAAAAGTGAATTCTCATTGTTACTGCTGCTCCGTATCCCCATTTCGTTCTTATGTCATTTGAAAAACATTCGCCAATGTAAACAATAGGATACTCAACTCCCAAGCCTGGAAGATATTCATATATGTGTTTTTCGTCTACAATCTCAGCTAATGTCTTTCGTGTAAATTTGATTATGTCATTAATTGGTGATTTCATTTTTTAAATAACTTGTTTGTTCTTTCAACGAACTCTTTACTTGCTTTATCATACGCAGGTCTCACATACGGCTGTGCGTTCATCTTTCTAGTTCCATACTCTACATAACTTGCATAATTAGCCGTAGGCTCTATTTTTGCTGTTAATCCAAGGTCTTTTATCGTGATAAAAATACTTCTTTTCAGAAATCCAGTGTCAACTGGTACTTTTCTTTGTTCTTCGATGTGACACATCGACCCACAATGCTTAACGATTTTTGTCATCTCAGTTTGTGCCAATTTTGGAGCTTTTTTAAAGTAATCCATCAACTCATTCAGACCTTTAAATTCCACACTAGCCATTATCAACACTCCCGTAAATCGCGACATCGTCTCTATACGTTTGAATAGATTTGATTCTGTACATTTTATCTTTGTATTTAACTAAATTAAAATCAAAATTGATGCCGTTTTTCATTCTGAACACTTTTGTATCCGTTTCAATATCTCCAAATAAAAGCTTTTTATTCTCAGCCGATACTCCACTCACATACGCCATCTTTTCTACAACCTCAACATATTTGTTCGTTGTGTCTCCAGTGTCGTAATCATACTCTGATTTTGATTTTATAAGCTTGATTGACTTATCATACCTCATAGAAATCTCACGACCTTATCGCTGTAATATCCGTCCTCATCGTCTTCCATCAAAAATCTATCTATATCTTCCAGGTACTCATCAAAATCTTTCGCGAAGTATGTCGCAGAATGACCCTCAACGGATTCACTCTGCATACCCTCGCTACCAACTCTATTAAACCTTTTGATACTAACTTCAATTACAATATAGTTGAGCTTTTGTGGTATTTCCTCATACTTTTTAGGAAGATAGCTTTTCAGTCTTTCTTCCACCAACTCAACTATATTTTTGATTAGCTCCTTTTGAGTATCTGTAATATTTTTGTCAGGGAAGACTAAAGAACAAACTCTCTCTAAATTTCCCATTGTTTTACACTAAGCAGCAGGATTTACTGCAGGTGTTTTTGGTACTTCAATTGTTACTTTAATTACTCCGTCTAGTCTTTCAGCAAACAATGCGATTGCAGATAATGTTACTGTTTCTGCTGTTAATCTTTGAATATTTACGTCTTTTGTTACACCGATTATGCCTGTTGAATCTGTAACGAAATCAAACGCCTTGTTGATTTCTCCGCCTGATACTTCTGCGTATGCCAAACATAAGTTATCAGATGCAGTTGCGTATAATGTTCCTTTTTTTACTGATGTAGTGATAATTGCAATATCAGCTCCCAAGAAATTTTCAACATAGTTAAGTCCAAATTCTTTTTGAATAGTGATATTTGCTGATGCTAAGTAGTCTGCACAATCTAACGGATTCACAAACACAATTGTGTTTACTCCGTCGTCTTCAAAAATAGTTTGAACAGAGCCCCAACCTTGTGCGATTGCTCCTTGTAGTCCTGCTCCTTTAGCCTTGCCTTTTGCTGTATCCAATTGTGTAAAGAATTTTGTTCTGATATCTTTTTGTAATTCTTTTACCAACTCAGCATCAGTCATGCTAACAGCTCTTTCAAATCCAAACTTTTGGATATCTTCTGCAGATACTGCCTTTCTGTGCTTGTCAAAAGTCAATTCAATTGGCTCCGCTTCTTCCATTTCAACCTTTGATAATGGAATTAAATCTCCTTTTTCAACATTTCCATCTTGCAATGTTACCTTTGATTTGTATGTCTTGATTACACTTCCAACTGGCATAGGTAGTTTTCTTTCGATACCCAACATTTGTTGTAATGTTGTCATCTTCTTACCAAATACTTCCGCGAAATCGATAGATTGTGCCTTTACTAATGTTTCAGTTAAATTTTCTAATTTTGCCATTTTTAATACTCCTTATCTAAATAGTTCCATATTAGCTGCAATTAGTTTTCTACGTTCAACTGGGTCTTTTACATCAAATATATCTTTCTTGCTTAAAGTTTTATTATTTGACATTCTCTTTGGTGGAGTTGATTTAAGCCTTTCATTGACCTCTTTTTCCACCGCTGCGTTAAAGTTTTCGATAAAAGCGTTGATGTTTTCTTTTGTTTTGTCTGCATCTTCCGTAATGATTGACGAAATCAAATCGTCTGAGATACTAACATTATTTTCTTGCAGCATCTTTCTTGATACGCTAATCATTTCGCTTTTAGTCTTTTCACTTCTCAGCTTTTTCAGTTCTTCTTCTAATTGCTTTCTTTCGTACTCCGCCTTTTCAGCTTCGTCCATCTGTGCAAGTTTTTGTGCTTCTGAAATTTTCTTTTCTTGTTCCATCTTCCACTTCTTAAACTTGCTGTTAATAATTTGATTAACATCTTCGTCCGTGTATTTCTTTTCTGACTGCTCTTTTTTTACATCTTCATCTTTTTTTGTTTCTTTTTCAGTCGATTCATCTACACTTTGTTTTGTTTCATCAATTATTTGTTTGTTTTCTTCCATTTTTTTCCTCCATAATTTAAAGTTCTAATGCTTAACTATATTCTCCCTAGTTTTAACGTCCACAAGGCTTAGACAATAAAAAAATCGCACGATTAACGCACGATTAATTGTTGATATTTACTTGTTTTATATGGATTTTCACACGATTAATTCACGATTAACCGAATAATTCTAGATTACTAAACATAATATTTTTTTGCTTTTTATAGATATCAAAATACGTTTCTTGCTTGTCTCCATTTTGTGTGCATTCTACATATATACCATCTAAAAGAGTTGTAGATATTAATATCTTATTGTTTTGTAGAGTCTTACAAGACCAAACGACAAATATATCCTCAATACTGATATTTTTCTTAAACTTTTCCCTGTAATACGCGATTAACCATTCTTTACATCTTTTTTGAAATTTATAACTATCCATTTTTTTACTCCTTTTCTGCACTAAAAAAGCACATCTAACATTTATCTTGTTAGTGTGCTCTATTTAATTAATTGTTCAATTTCATCATAGTTAACAAATTCAGTATACGTATCATCTTCCTTATCAATATCACAAATGTATGCCTTTTGTTCTTCAAGAATTTCGACTACACTCGCTTCGTATCCTGATTTCAATTTTATTCTATCGTACAAGTCAATTTTCATTGCTATTTTCTCCCTTGTTTTTTCGATTTTTTCCTATTAGTTATATATGCACTTGTTAATCTTTTTCCTTTGTTTTCTTCAATCCAAGCTGTTAAAACATTAGCTATTCTATTATTAGCTCCCTTTAATTCTATAATTTGTTCAAAAAGGTTGCCATATCCATTGTTTCCTTTTTCTATGAAGCTTCCTTCGTCGATGTTTTCTAAAATATTTTCAATTAAATCATTATAGTTATCCTTCGTATAACCTAAAACTTCTTCAAATGCGTATGCCTTATCTGGAGCCTTATCATAATCCAAAGCATATTCTGTAAACTTCCTTTCATCTATATTATACCCCGAATCCTCATCTTCGTCCATGTTATAGTATGCAGCAATTGAGCATCTACAAAACGGATGCATTGGTGGCAACTCATCGCCAATATCTGAGTTTTCTATATCGAAAACGTGGTTATTAAAAGGTGCACAGATATGGCACGCTCCAGGTTCCGCAATCCAAATATATTTTTCATATCCACTTTTTCTCATCAAGTTCAATCCTGTGTTTATCTGCACTCTTGCAGACTCCGTCACAGCTAATCTAAAGGCATTGTAGAACGCATTTTGTCTTCCTGTGTCGTCCATTTCTTCGCTTAAATTTTCTTCAAGCTTTCTTGCCCACGTTCTTGGATTATCTCCCAATAACATTGAGTTGTGTATTCCTGATTGCAAATTACCTCTCATCTTATATCCGTTAGCCCATATCCTGTCGCTAAACTTCGCCGATTTGAAATCACCATTTATAATTGCATCTGAGTTTCTGATAAAATCCTCATAGAAATCTGGATCTAATCCCAATATTCCTGCTTGTCTTCTTGTTTCTTCTATCAAGTCGTCCTTTAATCTTCCGTACAACATATCAGCTTCTTTTCCCGATAACCTCATTTGCTCAATCATTATTTCGTATTTCATCAGCTCTAATCGTGACATTCTCATCTTCAAGTTGTACAGCTTCAGTTCATCGTTAGCAACCTTTGAGAAATCCTTGTTTTTTACATACTTTTTAACACGATTCACAAACTTTTCTACATCAGTTTTGTCTGCTAATTTCATCGCCTCATCTATTGTTATGCCCTCAGATTTTGCATATCTAATATACAGTCTTTCTAATCTTCGTTGTATTTCGTCCTGCGTTGAATTGTATAGCTTTTGTAACTCCGCACGATACTTTTTATCGTCTGTAATCTTATTGTTGATATGTTCCAGTTCACGCTTTCTGATATATTCTCGATGTTGTTTTAGGTATTTGTCTCTACTGTTCATCTTCGCTTCTCATATCGTCATAAGTGATTACTGGCTGCGATTCTTCTTTCATCTTTTCAAGCTCAGCCTTGACGTCTGGAATAATCGACAAGTTATTCAACATAGTTTCCTCACTCACTAAATTCTTCAAATTCAATCCGATTTGGCTCTCTTCCAAAATATTTGACGGTACGTTTCGCGTGAATTTGAACTCAATATCTTTCAAGTCATCTTGCTTGATTTTGCTGTTTGCCACATTGCTCATTATTCTATATCTTGTATACAACGATTTTTGGAACTTACGCTCTTTTGTTATTGCTAAATTACTCATAGACAATAACTTGTATTTCAAGGCAATTCCTGAACTTGTACCGAAATTTTCGTCGTTTATGTTTGCCACCATCGATAACGCAAATATTTGCTTTTCTAGTCTGTTGATTAAGTTCTCTTGCGTTTCATCTGCATTTGGTTTGTTCATAAATTCAACTATTAGCTTGTCAGTATTAGCTCCTGCAAGGTTAATGATTCTGTTAGACTTAATCATTCTTAAATCTTCATCTTTCAACTTTGCACCTAATATCTTCAAATAAGCGTCCGCGAAATAATCCACATCATTAGCCTTTTCACTCATTGCTTTATTATACGCATTAATCAACGACTCAACATTTTCAAACGCTCCTTGTCTTTCTTCGTTTTCGATGTACTCAATAATTGGCACAACGTGGAATTGATTAGCTTCTTCTTCCGTGAATACCAGTTCGCCATCATCATTTGTTTCAAAATACCTAATATAGTTTTCATCTGATATCGAGCCGCTTATTTTTTCATCTTTTATTTGATATCTAACACCAAACATCACATCTTCCGTAATTGAATTATCACGGATAACAAAACATTGACGTGGATCTACAGCCGTAGAATTTACCATCGCATTATTATCCAAGAACAGCAGCTCGAACGCGTGTCCGTAAATACTACACATCTTCGATATCTCAGCATTAACATCATCAATAGAATTGTATGCTCTAAACATATTGATATTATCGCTCACGCTGTCGTTTGTGTGGGTAACCTTTACTGGAATACCAATAAAAAAGCCGTTGAATGTATCAACAATGTATTTCGCATAATTGAATATGAGTCTGTTGTCAGGCTTAAACTCAGGCTTACTATCTTGATACAAAATATCGTGTAAGCCAATGTACATATCGTGTAGTTTTTGATACCTTACACATAAACTCTTATGTTTGTTTATAAATTCAAATAAAAGTTCTGCATCTATTTCTTTTTCTTTATCTAAATAAAAAGTTTTATCTAAATATTCAACCATCTTAAATTCCTTCCTCGAATAAATTTACACTCAAATTATCCACTTCGTGACTGTATAACGCATATCTCAACGCGTCTAACACGTCATCATATAGCTTTATCGTATCTCCTGTATCCTTATTCCAAATATAGCTATATATTTCTTCTCTAAACCTCTTAGCACTACTGCAAATATATAAATTATCAGTCTTGAATTGTTTTGCTACAAACTCAATACCTGCCATTCTTTCTTTGCTTGCATTTTTTGCATCTAAACCACAATTTATAAATCTATAAATATACTCAGGTCTCGCTGTATCGCAATAAAAAGGAATATCTCCGTATCTTTTATATATATCTTTTGCGATATTTTCCCAATAATCTATTTCTTTTAAAGTCTCAGCATATTCTTCTAGCATATAATACTTACCATCATACCCTTTACCTATTACCACAATCGCTCCATAATGTTCGTAGCCCCAGTCTACACCGCAAAAGGTACATTGATATGTCTTTTCTGTTTTTGGCTCGAAATAGTGCTTATTTTTGTCGAAATCAGCATATACAACTCCATCACCACTAACCCAATCTCCATCAATGTCTCTTTCGTAAAACATTCCAGACGGAGTTGAAGCTTTTATATTTTTGATGTATCTATCAGATAAAAAAGTGTTGTCGTCTAGTCTGAATTTATGTTCAAGGATATTGTCGTCTGGATTCAATATATAATCTTTCAGCAGCCAATGCTCCGGATTATCTGGATTGGTGTCTACCAATACTCTTGCTCCGTCTCCTGAGCACCTTGATATGATTTCAGCAAATACTTCCTTACGTGCTAACGATGCTTCGTTTATGTATGCACCGAAAGAGGTCATACCACGAATACCGCCAAGTCCTGCAATAGTTCCTGTGAAAGCTTGTACTATTTTAACTCCAAACAACTTAAATGATCCGTGCCTGTCAAATTTAAAATCAATACCGTATTTGTTTGTCAACTCACTCAATACGTTATTTTGTATTGTTTTAGAACTAACTCCAGCAAGAATATACATAGGTTCATCGATGCCTTTTTTTGCAGCAATCTTTTTTACTCTCCTAAGTTCCATCAAAAACAAATCATTGTTTACAACTGTTTTGCCGCTCCTCTTAGCTCCATGATTAATCAAGATAAACCAGTCTTTTTTATGAGTATCCCTAAGTACATCTATCTGCTTAGCCGTGTACAACTTCGACAACTTACCCATCTATTTCACCCTCGACAATATCAAACAACCTATCCAGCCTATCCTCTCTATTGTCAGTACTATTTAATGCATTTATCTTTGATTTTATAAGCTCAATGTTTGCTTTTTGCTGTGTTTTGTCAAGCTCATCTTTTGAACCACCCAAACATTTCAACAAATGTTCCAAAGATTTCTGGGATTCTTCTATTGTTGGGGTAAACTCATACTCAATCTCTTTAGTAACTTCGCCCGAAATCTTGTCCACAGTCTTAGAATATCCTTTTTGAACCTCTCTTCTTGCAATCGAAGTTGTCAGCTCCAGTGCTTCCTTTAGATCCATAATCTTTTCACTGTTTAATTCTCTTAACTTATCCTCTATATATCGCTTAATTACAGTATTTTGCAGTAATTTTTGCACATTAGAATTAATATACTTATGACTATATCCTGCTTTTCTTGCTGCATCACTTGCATTTCCACTGATGATATATTCATCAGCAAAGCGTTGTTGTTTAATTGTTAGCTTTTTCATATCATCAGCTCCTTTACTACACCAAAAAAGCCGATACTTGATGTATCGACTTCCAGGTTAAATAATTTATAAGAAGGAGGTGTTTATTCCTTGTCCTCAATATCTCCAATATCATATTATCATAGAAATAGGGTAATTTTGTCCGCGAATTTTCCATTTTTAAATAAAAAATATCAATCTTCTCCGTATAATAAAAGTCCAAACTCCTCCAAACCCTTATTAGCTATGCCATAAATGGCTGATTTTTCATAATTAAAGTGTCTTTTAACAACTTCTATGTTACATCTCTCACCGTACAGTTTTAATATTACATTTCTTTCTATTTTCGGCATTGCATCTAAGCATTTTTCAACTATACCACAACTTCTAGATATGATTTTTCTATTCCTATAAAGCATATCCAAATCACTTATAATATCCAATAGGCTGTCCTCATGCTTAGATCCACCTCCATAATTTGGCACAGAACTTGTATCTAACGATTTAATACTTGTCTTTCTATCTTCAAGCTCCGATATCTTTTCATCGATAGCAAGTAGCCCCTCTTTTGCAAGATAATATTTACGAATTTCTCTTTGTAGTTTTTGCCTCGTGTAATTGTTCAATGTAATCTCCTCCAAACCTATAATAACACTTTGCTACCTTTGTTCCTTAAATTCGACTACACAATTATTCAATAAATTATATGTGTCGCACAATAGCATAAGATCAAAGAAATCTTCATTTGATTCAATCCTAAACTCGCTCATATCATCTGTATCAAACTCAATCCCATGTGTACATCCTTGAGTATATAACCACACCTCTGCAACGTCTTCGTTGACTCGAATGTTAAGCAAATTATCCTGTCTGTATTTAACCGCTTCTTTATCTCCGTAAATCTTCACTGCTTTTTTGGATAGTCCCTCATTCCAAAACTTTATGCCTATATTTTCTGCATTCTTAAAGAATTGTTCTTCCTTTATTCTAACCATATTATATGATTTTATAATCATTCTACACTCCTTAAAACTTAACAAGATCTTTAATATTCAAACCCGTTTCTTCTTCAATCACATTGATCATATCTTCCAAACTCACATAACCCTTTTTCAAGCACTCAACCTGTTCAGCAAACTCATACATAAAATCTTGGAGCCTCTTCTTCCCAAATCCCCACTTATCTCTAAGAATTAAAAGGGATGCAAAAATTACAACTCTTATGGCTTGTGTTCCCATCTCCTCTTTAAGTCCTTCGCGATATTGTTCTACACCTTTTTTGATTTCAGCATACAGCTGCTCTTGATTAAATGTGTATGTTGGTACCTTTTTCTTTATTCCTGCTTTACGTCTCTGTGCTCTGTTCATTTCAAATCTTCCTCTTTGATAAAAATTCCGTCTTTTGTAATTCCTTTGCGTTTTGAAATCTTATCATAAGCTAACTGTAGGCACTCTACACAATCAATATCAAGTTGTTTACATAACACAATAAGCGTCACAAAAATATCGCCCATTTCAAGTTGCATGTTTTCTTGAGTTTCTATTTGCTCATAATCAGAATATGCCTCTTCTGAAGATTGACCAATCCTACATAAATAGTCCATCTCACTCTTAAATTCAAAAACTTCCTCAATAAATTTCATAAATTGTTTATCGGCGTTCTCACTGTGTAATAAGTCTTTATCATTTGCCCATTCTTCTACTTTTGTTTTTAATTCTTCAAAATTCATATTATACCTCCGTTAATTCTTTGTTTTCGTAAATATTTCCTGCTATAGAATATTCTTCACAATTTGTTATCGACTCCAGAATTTCCTCATTCTTCCAATCAATATAAAAAGTGTACTCATCTTTATCGAATTTTATCGTCCCATAATCCCAACTGTCACCTTCAAAGCCCCCTTCATCAGTCAAAATATCCCCTTCGTAAATTTCATTTCCATTTTGGTCTTTGAGACCTAGTGATTGCATTAAGCTTATGTCATTTGTTAGAAATATAGTTTCTAAATCTCCGTCTCCGTTAAAATCAACTAAAATACAATTTTCATTCACAACACCAATGTTGTATATCATTCTTTCGTATCTATCAAAATACGCTCTAAATTTTGGAATCATCTTTTACCTCAATCATTTCAACTAACATTTCATCACTATTGTTTATCTGTTCATCATTCATAAAATCAAACTCATAAGCCTTGAATGTTGTTCCGTCAATTAATTCAAGCGTTATTACTGTATCTGAATACACTCTTTTTATGTCAGTATAATTAATTGCTTTCATTATTTAACCTCCCCTAATTCAAAAGTTATCTCGCAATTTCCATCAATGCTCTTAATATCTGTAAAATTCAATTCGGTGTGAAATTCTTTATAATCTCCATAATTGACTATTCCTTCTTCAAATAATTCAATTTTTAATTCGCTTTCTGGGTCAATATCATCAAACCATTCTAAAAAATCTTTTACTTTCATTCTTCCACCTCTACTAATTCAAAATCCATTAAATCCGTATTATATTTTTCTTCGATTTCTTCAATCTCGTTAAGTGTAAATTTTTGACTATAATTATCCAAATTTGTCTTATATTTCAAAAACAATAATCCAGAGGGATTTGCAATTGTGAAAAATCCACTACCACCGCCTGCAATTTGAAAATACCTATGTTTTTAAAAAAACTTCTTTTCCTTATCCTCTCTGTCATCAACAGGCGTGCTTGCGTATTCAAAACACACTTTATATAATTCATCAACATCATATCCATACAAATAACAAGAATGTCCGTCTGATATAGTGCTAATCGCATATTGACAATTCGTCCAGACTTCAACCAACAATTCATCATGAAGATATATGCGAATGGAGTTATATTTACAATTTGATTCCACATTAGACCACGGATTCGTATAGCAAACTATTTCAAATCCTAATTTCTTAACTCTTTCTATAAATTCTTTAGTTTTTATCATCTTATCTCCCTAAATTCATATTGTTCATCATATATTTTTAAAAACATCTTTTTTTTCAACTTATAAACAGCAGTTAATACGCCTTTGACATCTTCTACGATAGCTTTGTCGTCTTTGTCTATATATAAAAAATCTGCCACATACTCAATCTTTTTATGTGTCTTTCCGTGCTTGTCCACAAACTTATCTTGTAATAGGAATCTAGGTTGAAGTACTAGATTCCTTATTTCTTTGCCTCTTTCAAGAAGTTTCAACTCACGATATCTTTCTGCTTCTCGTATACTGTCAAAGGTATGTCCGTCTACAGTAGACTTTTTTGCATTATACTTGTTTCGTCTCGCCATTTTTCGCATCCTCCCTTTTCATTTTCTCAATAAAACTATTTAGAACTTTGTTGTTTAAGTTTCTTGATTCCTCAGATAATTCATCGTCCTGCTTTGGTCTGTAATATGTTTGTTTCTTCCCATAATTGTTTTTTGGTTTATTCGTTCCTGCTTTCTTTTTCTTCAAAATTCCATTGATATATGCTAATGTTCTAATGTTATTCTGTTCTGCAATCTGAATAGCTTCTTTTACCCACGGGAAACTATACATATCCATATAATCGCTTAGCACATTAGCCGAATACGGACTAATCAAACCAAACCCACAATCTTGATACAATTTTATTAGCTCAGCCAACTTTGGATCGTCCAACTTCAATTCTGATTGATCAACACCGTTATTGTTATTAACATTATTATCATTATTATCATTATTGTTTATATGTTTCTGTTGTGTTTCTGTTATGTTTCTGTTATGTTTCTGTTGTGTTTCTGTTGTGTTTTTACTGATGTCCTCACCTTGATATTTGTCGTAATTTACAATGGTTACAGCTGTAGCTTTTCGTGGTGCTATTTTGAACAAAATCTTTTCATCTTCTTGTAAATTTTTTAAAAATTTTTTCACTTTAGTGTTCGACCATCCCCACCTATCACACAACTTTTGTATAGATGTTATACATGAACCTCTTGTAACAGTTTTCGGATTTCCATTAAAAATAATTGTGTTATCATCGTGATTCACCATCATTATCAAATCAATCCAAGCTTGACCTCTTGAAAAAGGCTTATCATTCCATACCCAATCATCTTGTATTTTTCTGTGTATGCTAATCCATCCATAAGCCATTTACATCACCTAGAATGGAAGTTCACTATCAAATGATTCTTGACCGCTCATACCCAAATCAGCTGGATTGCTGTATCCTTGATTAGTATCTGTGCTACCGCTGCTATTTGACTCAACAAAATCAAAACTATCAACAACAACATCAGTCGTATAAATTCTTTGTCCTTGTTGATTTTCATAAGATCCAGTTTGAATATGACCTGTAATCGCAATTCTATTTCCTTTGTGGAAATAATTACCTATATTCTCCGCTGTTTTCCCCCACGCCATACAGCTAATAAAATCAGCCGTCGGATATCCGTTATTTTCTGCCTCTTGTCTTTTCTCTTTACTTAGCTTTCTATTTACCGCTACCACAAACCTCGCATTCGCCATTTGTGTATTCGCCGTATATCTCAATTCTGGGTCTCTTGTCAATCTGCCCATCAAACTTACACTGTTCATTTACTCCTCCTAACATACCTCTACTGGTACTCCTAGTTTCTTCTCTATACTATCTCTTATCAATTTCTCATCGCTATTACCATCGCTTAGGTGTAATATATACACTTTCTTTAATTTGCCCATTCTTACACTATCTAACGCTTCTAAAACAGTTTCCAAACTCATATGATTTTTAACTATGCGATTTCTTAAACTCACATTGATTCCGTTTTCGTCTACACGCTCATCTATTAGCTTTTTAACGTAGTTGCATTCAATCATTAGCACATTTATATCACTTGGTATTTTATACGCCATAAACGCCGTGTCAGTTACGAATAACAAGCTTTCATTTATCTTTTTATCCTTGATGTAATACATCACAGGTTCTTTTGCATCGTGTATAGCTCTTAACGGCTGTATCAGAATATTATTTATATAAGTTGTCTTATATTTTGTCTCAGCCCAATTTTTAAATATCTTTAACCTATGACCACTAACTTCCAATGCTTCTGCCGTTCCTTTTGTCATGTAGCAATCAATTCCTGCTTTCATCAAATCCTTAACTGCCTTGGCATGATCCATATGCTCGTGAGTTACCAAACAAAAATCTATATCAGACACTTTATAGTTCAACGCTTTTTGTATCTTCTTAAAAGGTAGTCCGCATTCAAGTAATATCTTTGTGCCATTTATATCGACCAGGTAGCAGTTTCCGCTACTACCTGAGCCAATCGTCTTAACATCAATCATTTCACGCTCCTAAAATGGTGCTTGATTATTGTTTGTTTCTTCAATCTCAGCTTCGATTATTTCTCCTGTTTCTTCGTCGATATTTTCAGGAATTTCTTCTATTTCAACTACTTCCTTGTTTGCAAATTCTTTCTTATCTTCTTCCAGTTCTCTGTCTGTATCTTCAACTGATTTATTCATAAATTCTGCAATCTTATCGCTATCATCACTCGTAGATACATAAAATTTACAAGCACGATTAATAACAGTTTTTATCGCCATTTGGTCTGGAAAGTTCTTATGTGCTCCGCTATTTCCTTTCATACTTCCTTGTTCCCAAGCTTTATGAATCTGATTAATATCCATATACTCAGTGTGCAAAATCTCATTATCTCCAAGTATCAATGCAAACGCTCCGACTAAATTTTTAGGATCGCGATTAAGTCCAGGACAAAACTCCAATATTTTTTGTTTTCCAGTTAGGATATCAAATCCCAACTCGAACTTATCGTCTTTGTAGACGGCGTAACCTTTTACGTCTTTTACGCCGTTAATTCTTTTTGTTAGTGCTATTGTTCCTAGATAGCTTCTACTCATCGTCAATTTATTTCCATAGGCTATAAAGTAACATTGCTCCTTGCTTGGATTAAGTCCTTGTGTCGCCATGTCTAATAAGCTATTTGCGATACTTTCTTGTGTACAGGCTTGTAATACTGGCTTTTTATCTCGTGTTTGTGTCTCCTGTAATACCAAATATGCACTCTTTAATGCGTTACTAACGCTGTAGTTATTTGGAAGTTCTATGCTTCCTTTGTTTTGCATTTCCGCAATTCTATTTTGTACGCTGTCTACAATTGTTTTTTCTTGTTTTACTAATTCATTACTCATTTTTTATTCTCCTTTTACAACTAATTCTTTATCATCTGATACAAACAACTTCACGATTTGTCCGTCTGTATCTATTATTTTGTTTACACTTTCTGCATTATCCACAAAAATCGGAACACTTGCATCTAATTTCTTTGAAATCGTGTTTATAATGTCCAATCCTGCATTAATTTTTCCTGCATTATTTACATCTGAATAAGGCACTCCATTAACTGTTGCTTCGCACGTCTCAACAATTCCGCCGTTCACTTGCGTATCAAATAATTTAAACTTAACATCTTCAAACATTTCATTGATTTTGTCTTGTACCAAATCTGTATATATCTTGATGTATTCTTCTGTCAGATATACAATTCTTTGATTGTTTTCATACTCTTTCGCCAAATCTTTTTCTGTCTTTTCGTACAACTTAACTTTTTTATCAATCTCAGCATTGAGTTCCTTTTTAGCAAGTTTTTGTATCATCTGTTCCAGGTCTCTTTTGTAGTTTTCTTTCAAGTCTTTTAGTCTTGAATTATCAACACTTGCAATAGATTTCAATTCTTCTTTTATCTTCTCAATCGCTTTTTCGTGCTCATTGTACTCATTAGGAAGTTGTTTGATTTCAGGTTCTTCTCTAGTTTCTGTAAACTCTCCTAGTAAGTCTAAATGTTGTCTATCTCCTAATATTGTGGCGTTCATCTTATCAACTTCTTTTTTTATCCTTTTTATATCGTCTTCTGCTACGTTGATGTTTATCTTTATACTATAAGCTTGTCTTTCAATTTCTGCTAATTTTTCAGCCTTGTTTTTATTGAAATTAGCTATAATTTCATTCTTTTTATTCTCATTAAATTCTTTACCACAAATCGGACAATTCAACGATTCATTAAATTCTTTGCTATTTTCTTCAATCCATCTATTTCTTGATGCGTTCAAGTTTTCGTTGTTTTTATCAACAGATTGTTGATATATAGCTATGTTTTGTTCTTTGAGGTTTTTATCATTCTCGTTGTTTTCAATTTCTTTTTCTAATCTTTCTTTTGTGTCATAGAAAACTTGTTTCTTTTTTTCGTAATCTGCATTTACTCTTGCAACTTGTTGATTATTAAAATCATCAACTTCCGCTTTTATATCTCGCATTTTGTCGATGTGTTCTTGTATTTCTGCATTCTTTTTCGTTATTACCTCAACGCTATCTTTTGAATTTGATAGTGTATCGTCTATTTCTTTGATTTTTTCTTCTGTTTCTTTTTTAATCACTTCAAGCGATTCAAAATCTATGTCTGACTTACTTTTTATCAGCTCATCAATTCGAACAGGAATATCTTCCAGATCGTCGTTAATTTTCTTCATCCTTGATTTTGCCATCGCTTTCAACTCATCTATCGTGTAGTTATCTAAATCAAGCTCTTTTAAGTCCTTGTTTGCTTTTAATATCTCATCTTTATCAACATCATCAATCAATGATAAAAGCATTGTTCTACGCTCTTTTTTATCTAAAATAGCATTGAAATACACAGGATTTGATAATAAATTGAACGATTTTTCATCAATTAAACTGCCCACTCTTGCGTTGTAGTCTGATTTTTTAATTGGTACAGAATTTATATAATAATCAGTCGTGTTGCCTGTAAATGTCTCTTGTGTACTGCCTCTTTTCTTGCTCCAGATTTCCTTATACACTTTCATCAACTCTATTTGTTGTCCGTCTGCCTCAATAATTCCAGTAACTTTACACTCGATATTATGAATAACGTCTCCGCTTTCGTTTATAGGCTTGATGTTGAAATCTTTTCGATTGCTACTATCCTTGTCCCATAATAACCAACTGTACGCATCAAATACAGTTGTTTTTCCAATTCCATTTCTGCCGCTTATATGTGTTGTCTTGGCAAAATCAATAACCAAATTTTTAATGCCTTTAAAGTTTTCTATTTTTAATTCAATTAATTTTATTTTCATATTTTGTCCTTTCGTGATATAATCACATTGAATAAGATTTTTTTCATAACGGCTGTGTTTGTAGTGGGACACAGTCGTTTTTTCCGTCTATAACTCTTTTATATCAGTTCCTCTGTAATAGCATTTACATTCATTTTCTATTCCAAATTCAGTTGCTATTTTTTCATCGAAAAACTTACCAAAATTTGTTATCACAATATGCTTAAAAAAGTTTTCAAATTCATCTGATAAGCACTCCATGGAATCTTTGTACACATCTTTCATATATTCATCCGCTATATCAAAATCAATAGTCGCCCTAAACTTCATCTTTTCACTCCTCTTTTTGCCATATCCCTAAAAACTTCTACATTCTCCTTCACTTCTTCAGACACCTCATCAGAATATTTGCTTTCTTTATCCACATAGCTATCACCTATATTCAGGTCAAATCTAAATTTTTCCTTTTTATTAACCCTAATTCTTAAGTTTGCAATATAGTGTCTATCAATATCTATGCCGAATTTTTCCTCAAAAAGAATTTTCAATTCTCTATTTTTCATGTCCAAGTGATCTAATAAAAATTGCATTTGCAATTGCGTATATTTGCTTTTTCTTCCCATCTATTCCTCATCCACATTGTTCTTAAAGCATTTTTGAAGTAATAACCAAAATATTTAGCAACACGAAAAACTTCAAAATCATAATACAAAAACTAAATATCAATTTCATATCGTCTAATTTGTCTGATTTTACAATTTTTTTAGTCTTTACTCTCTTACTATTCCCAACATTTCTTTTGTTATTTGTTTTTTTTGATCTCTTAAATTTTGTCCAAACCTCATCATCAAAATCTGATACTCTTTTTTCCATAACCTAACTCCCTTCTTACCTCTTCTCTTCTTTTTTCCGCCCTATCTTCCATAAACTTAATAGCAATAAGCTTACTAACCTCTTTAATAGCTTGTTCATTCAAATTTATGTCATTTATTACTATTTCCTTGTTCATACCTACGCTCCCAAAAACTTGTTTATAAAGTAAATGATTCCCTTACCAGTAACCTTCGTCGTAGTAGTCAGAACATTTACACCATTGCCATCAACATAAGTTCCCTTCTTAAGCTCAAACAACCCTTGTTCAACATACTGTTGCAACGGTTGATTCTTTCTTTCGCCACTCTTGCACAAATATCCACTACTACGCATCCAAGCAAACAAATTATTTTGACCAATCTTCTTGTTAATCTCACCACGTCTGATAGCCTCTTGACTAATCAACTTAGCCAACTCACCGACCAAACACGATTGATTACTACTAGATACAGTATCCGCAAACAGCACCTTAGGCTTATCCCTCTCAATCTGTGCCTCTGCCAACGCTCTCTTAGCTTTTTCTTCCTTCAAGTTAGTAGCAAGTCTTATGAGGTAGTCTGGATCACTTAAAGTCTTTTCTATAACCTCACTACTCATATACGCCCCGTGCTTTCTAATTGACGGTATAACTTCATGAGTGATCCATCTCTTAAACTTTTTCGCTTCCTTTTTTCTACTTGCTAAAATCAAATTGTATAATCCATATTCACTTACAATATTTGTCATTCCTTGACGACCTAAGTTGAACTTAGTGCGTTCGTCTTCGTCTAACCTTCCAACAACTACAGTTGGATTTGATAACTCTAATGCATTACAAACATCAATAGCCACAAACCATGGTTCATTGTTTTTGGTAACTGTTCTTATCTCTCCAAATTCATTATTCTTAAAAATTTGTAAATCATTCATTATATTTCTCCTTCCTTCGTTACGCTTAAAGCGTATTTTTATTGTAAAAAAATAATATCTTTATATTCTACCGAATAGACATCTTCTAATTTTTTAATTTGTTCTACATTGGGAAATGTTATTCCTTTTTCCCAACTTCTTAAAGTTACAACCGAAACTCCTAAAGCATTAGCCGCATCTTTTTGACTAAATCCTTTATTAACTCTCGCTGCTTTCAACGTAATTTTAAAGTCATTTTCCATACCCTCACCCCTTTCTATATTTGTGCTATAATGAAATTAAAAAACGAGGTTTTCTATGTTTAATTCATTTTTAGATTTCACAAACAAATATGCATCTGTAATTGCTTTTATTGCTTTATTATGCTCTTTTTACAGCATTTATTTAACCAAACACTCAAATAAAATAAAAATCCTAATCAATTATCCATATAGTGAAGAAATCTTATCTTTTCACAGATATTCTTTCTCTATTTATAACGATTCTAACGTCGCAGTAAATATCAATTCTATTGAAATACTACATTTGGATAATACCCCTGTAAAAATCTACCAATACGACATTGAAGAGTATTATGAATTCAAATACAACATGGATATCCATAATTATAATAAAAAAACTAAATCTAATGGCTTATCTGATTTTAATTTTATTAGTTCGCCAATTCCTTTTAAAGATATAGCATCTTCTGATGAGTATTTTTCAATGCCTAATAACGATATTATAGAGCCTCATAGTTATTATGATGTTGTTTTCTTTTCATTTGATTTTTTAAATCAATGTAAAATAAAAATTAAAACCGATAAAAAGATTTCAATGTTTTCAAAAACAAAATCATTCATTGTTCAATTTCAAAAGTCTAACCAATATAATTACATTCAGTACTAAATGAATTGTTAATAATAACGGCGTTACCTTGTTCATTACTTCTCTTCACCCCTCTTTAATAAGTCATTGATAGTGTGTTTTATCACCTCATCAGTGGCTTTTTTAATTTGATTCTTGTTAGGCATCTTATCTTCCCCAAGTTCACAACCTATATAATAAATAATAGCCTTGGTAGATATCGCCGACAATATATTCCTTATAATGCTTATAACAAGCAATGATATCAATATTAACGTCATACCCTCACCCCTTTCTATATTTGTGCTATAATCACCGTAAAGGAGGTGATTATATTATGAAAAACGTCTATGCTTGTTTACTTGGTAATTGGGTTAATTTATCTACTGATGATACTGCCACTATAGGAGAAGATCACGTTTCTGCAAATCAATGGTACGAAGAAAATGCAGGAATATATTCTCCATCAGTAAAAGAACCGAATACATTCTATCAGTTAGATTACGTCCATATCCAATTTAAAGGAAAAGACTATCGTATCAACCCTATATTCATTCAAATTGTTGAAGAATAAAACTAAAATCTTATTCTTTCAAGAATGATCTTCTTATCTAAGTCGTCCAATTTAGTTTGGGCGGCTTTTTCTCTCTCACGAAATTCAACACATCTATTAATCTCATTCCATTCTCTATTTGTGAATTTACTCCTAAATTCCAAAAATTCAATTAAATCTGTTTTATCCATACTCTCACCTCTCTATTCATATAACTTCCACCAATCAACATCAAACTCTTCCGCAATCTTTTTTGCCACACTAACTGGAAGTTCGCCATCTTCTAACTCATATTTACTAATCGTTCTTTGATTCTTTCCTACAAGTTTTCCCAAATCGGATTGACTTAATCCGTTTTCTTTTCTTAATCTAATTAATAAATTCAACATGTTGTATGCCCATCTCCTTTTTATGTGAATTTACCACTATATATGGTATAATAATAAGTAAAGGAGGTGAATAAATTATGAGCAATTTGTTAGCATATAATAAGAATACTGCGTTAAACTTAGCGAAGGAATTAGCTCCCATAGCTATTCAGAACGGACTTGCTAATGGCGCTACTTCAGAAGAAGAATATGCAAAGAAGGTAGCAACATTTATTAAAGTTTTAGCAACAGAGTTAAGCACCGGAGATGTAGAAGAAAACGGACAAAATGTCCAACTATATTAAATTTCAATATTAATATGAATCTGAGTACAATGGTCATTGTACTCTTTTTCAATCATCTCAACCATTTTAAAACATTTTTTTAATCGTTCTGTATCGAATTGTGTCAGTTGCTCTTTTAGATCAAATTTGACAATAATTTCTTTATCCATACACTCACCCCCTCTCTATTTATACAATTTCCATTAATCGTATTTAAACTTGACTCTAACCCTATAACCATTACTTGGTTTAAGCACATCGCTTATTATAGCAATGGTTTTAGGGTCATTTTCATCAGTTTCCACAATAATTTCCTTGACATCATCTTTTAAATAATTGCTTTCATTATCTTCTAATGAAACACCCTCAGCTCCAACTTCATCGAAATGAAGAACCTTATTAATGTTTAAATCCATCATCTCACCCCTCTCTATTCATACAATTTCCACCAATCAACACCTATAGTTTTAGTAGTTTCAGCGACAATAGTATGATTAAAATCACCGTTATTAACTTACTAAGAGATACCAAGTTTGATATCTCATATTTTATTTCTTTTAGAATAAGAGTACGCTCTTTTTCTTCACTCATATCTCCATCACCCCCATTCCTACCTAACCAGTTTCAAAGCTATTAAAATCAAATCAACAACAATAATAGCCACCAGTACATATTTTATTGCCTTATACCTATTTCTCATATATAATAAAGATAAGCTAATAGCCTGTGGAGGATTAACTCCCCCACATATCTAGAAGTTTGATGATTAAATCTATAATCTTTTCAGCTAGACTAATAATTGCAGTTATTAAAGCCAATTTGATTAGATTTTCATCAGACTTCTTTTTTTCTTGCTCTTCGCTCACCTTTTTCTCACCTCCTGTACTTGATGATTTTATTATAATACGCTTTTAGCGTACTGTCAAGTATTTTAAAAAGTTTTTTTATCATTTTAGATTGTTTTTTTACGCTTATAGTGTTATACTATATAACATATTAAGGAGGCTCACTAATGAAATTTAAAAATAATTTAGGTAATAAAGATATTTTTTCTCAAAATTTATCTAGATACATGAGTGAAAATAATATTGATAGAAAAGAATTATCAAAAACATTAAATATTGCTTACACAACATTAAGTGACTGGATTAATGGAAAGAAGTATCCACGAATAGATAATATTGAAATCCTTGCGAATTATTTTAATATCGAAAAATCCGACCTAATCGAACCACCAAAAAAAGAAAACAAACTAACAACAGACCAAGAACAACTGATCACACATTACAACAACTCAAACACACAAGGAAAAACAATAATACTCACAACAGCCAAGAACATCTCCAAAGCATACCCCGTTATATCACGTGATGAAATGATCTCCTACCTCAAACAATTCCAGCGTGCAGCCTATGGCGACATGAAATCAATCTATGACATGACAGATGAAGAACTAGAACAACTATACATAAAATACAAGGAAGACTTCGAAGATGACTAAACAAGACATAGACCTCATAGTACAAGGATTAGTTGAAGTAGTAGGAACAAACAACCTCAAAGACATACTAGAATACCTAGACATCAAACTAATCACACACAGTAATACCACAGAATACGTCAACCACAACGGCAAACAAATCATCTACATATCTGAAACAATCCCAGAACAACTACACGATTTCGTACTTGCCCATGAAATAGGACACGCAGTATTACACGATCATGAAATAATCCAGTATTCAAAACTAACCACACACAAAACCCAAACAGAAAAAGAAGCCGACTACTTCGCATTCAAACTCTTAGGAAAACAAATAGACCCAATATACCAATATACAGCAGGACAATACGCGAAACTACTACAAGTAAACGAAGACATCATTCAATACATAATACAAGACAATTAAACTCTTAGTACGGTATATTTCATTTTTTCGTACTAACAATATTTAAGTATTGAATAAATGATTAAATGAATAAACAAAAAAATACCCCTCACACAAAGTGTAAGGGGCACCTGAGCATACATGATATACTCACAATTCGTATCAATATTATATCATGTATGCTCCTAAAATAAAATAAAAAGGAGTTAAAAAATGAAAACAGCAGTGGCTTATGTTAGATTCTCAAGCGCAGGACAAAGAGAATAATCAATACAAGCACAAAAAAGAGCAATAGACGTGTATTGCATACAAAACAACATCAAACTAATAAAAACATACGAAGACCATGCAAAAAGCGCCACAACGGATAATCGCCCACAGTTTTTAAAACTGATTAAAGAAAGCAGATATAAAGAATACGACTATGTAATAGTTCACAAATTAGATAGATTTGCAAGAAATAGATACGATAGCGCAAGCTATAAACTAAAACTCAAAAAGAATGGCAAACAACTACTCAGCGTATTAGAAAACATCGACGGCTCCCCTGAATCAATCATAATGGAATCAGTCCTCGAAGGTATGGCAGAATACTACTCCGCTAACCTATCACGTGAAGTAAAAAAAGGAATCGACGAAAACATGCGTAACTATAAATTCATAGGTGGAAACGTCCCTTATGGATATGATATAGTTGACGGACAATATACAATAAATGAGCAAGAAGCAAAAGGCGTACAAAAGATATTTGAAATGTATCTATTACATTACACATACGCAGATATTATGAAATATCTAAACACAAACGGATACAGAACAAAAAAAGGAAACAAATTTACAAACAACTCAGTAATATATTCAATATTAAAAAGACGCCTTTACAAAGGCGATTACGTTAAAAATCTAGGCAAAGAAAGAGAATTCATAGCCGAAAATGTAATAGACCCAATAATTGATGCAAAAACATATGAAGAGGCGCAAGAAATTATGAAAGTAAAACAAATTAGATCAAGCAAAAAATCGGATTACGACTATCTCCTATCGGGAATTATTTACCACAAGTGCGAAGATGGAACAATTCATAAAATGATTGGATCATCTGGACGTGGTAAAGGTGGACGTAAATATTATTATTATAAGTGTAAACACTGTAACACTTGGGAACGCGCAGATAAATTAGAAAAACAAATATGCGAATTTCTAACAGATGTAATTTTCTACAAAAATAACATTGAACAGTTTATACAAGCAACATACCAATCAATAAATGATTTTACAGAAGACAACGATGAAAAAGAAGTATTAGAAAACAAAATAAAAGAAATAACAAAAGAAATAGATCAATACTCAAAAGCAATAGCAAAAGGATTAATAAGTGATCAAATAATCGAAAAAGTAAATTCACTAGAACAACAGAAACAAGAACTCAAATTTAATCTATCAAAAATAACTGAAAAAGAACACATCACACTTGACGAAGTAAGAGAATATTTTTATATAAATAAAAATAACTTGTTTAAAGACAGAAAACATCAAAAAAAAGTTATCCAAACTTTAATAAAAAAAATAGTAGCAAGCAACACACAAGTAAACGTTGAATTATCAACATTAAAAGCGTGTTCGCTTACTACTTTTAGTGGCAGGGGATAG